TCCCAGTCAAGAAAACAATCATAACAACTATCAAGAAATTTTTACCAAAAATTCAAAAATAAGAAATCTTAGTAAACAATTTGCTGATACATTTTTACCAAATTACTTACACGAATTGAGTTTCTTGGGATCACCCTGCACCAAAGACTGCTCGGGCCATCGTGCCGGATATAGTTGGTCAAAAGATCGCGGCAACATTCAGGCTGCATCATGGAGTAGAAGCTTCAACAACGGAGCCGCACTGGCTGCGGCTGGAAGATAAAGAACACCCTTAGGACCGTAACCTAGTTACGTGGTGTGGCGGCTGCTGCCTTACTAAATAGATTCGCTACCTAGATAGTAAAAGTGAGCACTTAATGATCGAACAAATGTTGGTTCCAATGCCTTTAGAAGGCACGCAAGATGCTATTCCTGATATTGCAGGATACAAATGGATTAAAAAATTACCCAATAAAAAAATCTATTTTGCTTTATTCCAATGTTGGCCTGATAAAAATTTACCCGCAGGGTATGATTACTACATAGTAAGCTTTCACTTAGAAACAGTAGACTTAGGTTGGGTAAAACGTCAACAAGTGTCAGGCCCTATCGTTATATTGTCAGATGGACAAAGTTATGGATTAGACATACCCGGAGTGCATTTTTTGCCATTTTTTTATTGGCATTATCAGCTACAACAAATGCAAGAATGGTTTGGTACAAAAGAAAAATCAACTCCTAAATATAAATTCAGTGCAGTATGTAATCGCATTAGCCAAAGTAAAGTATGGACTACGACTAAACTATTAGAAACGGCACGTGATTCATCACTGATTGTACTTAATTCCTGGATAGAAGAAAAGAATGTGCATAACTGGCAAAACACAGGCAACGATACATTAGATGATTTGACATCTATATTTCGCAATAAATATGTAGGGCAAATCTTAAAGATTGACAACTTTGATAATGCAACACAAAATAGTCAACACATAACTGGTAATCCGTGGCAACCTTTGTACACTGATTGTGCGATAAATTTTACCAATGAGAGTTTCCATTATAGTGAGATGTCTAAAAATGACCAACCATATATACATCCAGGTCCATTTATTACAGAAAAAACATTAAAATGTTTGTTGGCAGGAACTGCATTTATTCCAGTGGGACAATTCGAAACTTATGCTATTTTGGGTAAACTAGGGCTAGAATTTAATTATGGATTTGATACTACTTGGGACAATGATCCAGGAAATTTATCAAGGGCACACAGCATAATTAAATTGATTGATTATCTGAATCAATTTGATACCAATCAATTAGTAACAATGACCAAAGAAAGCAACAACTATAACCAAAATTATATTATAACTGGACAGTTTAAACAGAATTGTCAAAAACAAAACGATGAGACTGTAGAAAAAATTAACTTGACTTTGCAATAATTGATGTTATAATAATTGGTACAAGGAGAACTTATGTCAGACAAAACTTTCAACGGCGAACAAAAACTTAAATTGACCCAAATTATCAATGAAGGTATGCAAGTTACGCATGAAATTGAAACATTGCAAGGTGGACTGAATGACACAATCAAGGCCATAGCAGAAGAACTCGAAATCAAACCTGCGGTACTTAAAAAAGCCATTAGGCTTGCTCATAAAGCAGAATTTGGTCGGGAGAAGCAAGATCATGAATTGTTAGAAACAATTTTAGAAACAGTAGGGAAAACTCTATAATTGTTGTATAATGTAAGTAACACGGAGAATTATTATAAGTTACATTGATGCACTATATGATCGAGAACATGATCGCATACACGTAGTAGAACGGCGTAATGGTCAGAGAGAATATAGAGAATATCCAGCCAACTACATATTTTACTACGACGATCCTCGCGGCAAGTTTACTAGTATATATGGCACACCTGTATCACGATTTAGCACACGCAACAACAAAGAGTTCCGCAAAGAAGTTCGGGCACAGTCGCATAAAAATCTGTATGAAAGTGATATCAATCCTGTATTCAGATGTCTAAGTGAAAATTATATAGGCCAAGATGCACCAGAACTCAATGTGGCATTTTTTGATATTGAGGTAGCGTTTGATCCTGAACGTGGATTCTCACCGGTAGCAGATCCGTTTAATCCTATCACTGCCATATCATTGTATCTGACCTGGCTAGATCAATTAGTCACACTAGCAGTACCGCCCAAGCATATGAGTTGGGCCACTGCAGAGGAAATTGCCGGTACGTTTGAAAACTGCATGTTGTTTGAACGTGAAGAAGAAATGTTAAAAACATTTTTGGATCTTATTGAAGATGCAGACGCACTTTCTGGGTGGAACTCAGAAGGTTATGATATTCCATATACTGTAAATCGTGTGACTCGTGTGCTCAACAAGGATGACACCCGTAGATTTTGTCTGTGGAATCAATATCCTAAGCCCAGAATGTTTGAACGTTTTGGAGCAGAGAATCACACCTATGATTTGATCGGTCGTGTGCATATGGATTATATGCAATTGTATCGTAAGTACACTTACGAAGAGCGGCACAGTTATAGCTTGGATGCCATCGGCGAATATGAATTGGATGAGCGTAAAACACAGTTTGAAGGAACACTGGATCAGTTGTACAATCAAAACTTTAAAATATTCTTAGAGTATAACAGGCAAGATACTTTGTTGCTACACAAACTAGATCAGAAGTTGAGATTTTTAGATCTAGCAAATGAATTGGCACATGCTAATACTGTGTTGTTACAAACAACAATGGGTGCAGTGGCAGTGACTGAACAGGCCATTATCAACGAAGCGCATGAACGTGGCATGGTTGTACCCAACCGTCAACAACGACTAACTGATGATGACACACAGGCAGCAGGCGCATATGTTGCATACCCTAAAAAAGGCATACACGAATGGATTGGGTCTGTGGATATTAATTCACTGTATCCATCTGCAATTCGTGCGTTAAACATGGGGCCAGAAACTATCATTGGGCAATTACGCCCAATCATGACTGATAGGTATATCAAAGAAAAAATTGACAACAAAAGCAGTTTTGCCATGGCCTGGGAAGGCCTGTTTGGCAGTTTAGAATACACCGCAGTCATGGAACAACAACGTGGCACAGAAATTACCATTGATTGGCAAGATGGCAACGAAACTGTGCACTCAGCCGCTGAAATTTGGTCAATGATATTTGATTCAAATCAGCCCTGGATGTTGACCGCCAATGGCACTATCGTGACCTACGAACGCAAAGGCATCATACCTGGCTTGCTGGAACGTTGGTATGCGGAACGCAAGGAAATGCAGGCTAAGAAAAAAGAAGCCACCAACAAAAAAGAAGAAGCATTTTGGGACAAGCGTCAGTTGGTTAAAAAGATTAACTTAAATTCATTATATGGTGCTATTTTAAATCCTGGATGCAGATTCTTTGATCATAGAATTGGTCAATCTACCACACTCACAGGACGGGCTATTGCTAGACACATGGATGCACACATCAATGAATGTATCACAGGCAAGTACGATCACGTAGGTGAAGCTATCATATACGGTGACACAGACTCATGTTATTTCTCTGCATGGCCGGTGTTGAAGAAAGAAGTAGAATCTGGCGCCATGGAGTGGTCAAAAGAAACGTGTATTGCTTTGTATGATTCAATTGCTGAGCAAGTAAATCAAAGCTTTCCGGCTTTTATGGAACAAGCATTTCATTGTCCAAGAGGTGCAGGAGAACTTATCCGGGCTGGTAGAGAACTTGTGGCAGATCGCAGTTTGTTTATTACCAAGAAACGTTATGCAGTGAATATCATTGATTTAGAAGGTAAAAGATTAGATGTAGAAGGTAAGCCTGGCAAGACCAAGGCCATGGGTTTGGATCTAAAACGGTCTGACACACCCAAGGTAATTCAAGACTTCTTGTTGGAAATTTTAAATAGTGTACTGAGTGGCGCTAAACGTGATGCTATCATTGAACGTATTAGGGAATTCAAGTATGAATTTGCAGAACGCCCAGGTTGGGAAAAAGGTTCACCCAAACGTGTCAACAACTTGACCAAGTATCAAAAGGAAGAAGAACGACTGGGTAGAGCCAACATGCCAGGTCATGTGCGAGCTGCTATCAACTGGAATGCCATGCGGAAAATGAATGGTGATAACTATAGCATGCAGGTAGTAGATGGTATGAAAACAATTGTGTGTAAACTAAAATCTAATGCGCTGGGCTGGACCAGTATAGGTTATCCCACAGATGAAATGCATCTACCACAGTGGTTTAAAGACTTACCATTTGACGATGCAGAAATGGAAACAACAGTAGTTGATCAAAAGATAGATAACTTACTGGGCGTATTAGATTGGGATTTAAAATCTGCTACCAATACCGAAAACACATTTCAAACCCTATTTGATTGGTCATAATGAAACTCAGTGAACTTGTTGCTTTTAAAAATCAATTTGATTTATTACCCAGTGTTGAATCGATAAAGTTAACTGCTGAATTTGAATTTTTAAAAATCAAATATCTAGTAGATTCAACTGAATTAGAACTACAAGAATATTCCCAAGAGCTCACGGAAAATAAAAATAACCTACAGCAATCATTTAATCAAATCGAGTATACTATAAAAAAAATAAAAGATTATATTAGTAACATAATTGCTCAAGAAGAAATTTCATATTATGAAACCAGTTATCGATTTTATCAAGATTCTATAAGTGTTAATATGCGATATGGATATACCAATGAAGATGCAGATATACATTTTTTTGATAAGTATGGAGTAATAAGACATGTTCCTTTAGAAGTTAAAAATAAACACAAAAATCTTGTCAACAATGAGATTTTAAATTCTGACTTGGAACTTAGCGAATCTTTACACAACCTAATAATGTCAAGAATAACAAGTTATGGAGATTGGCATTATCCAGCGGCAATCATTAGACCCGGAAACAATAATCATATAAATCAGCTAGTTGCAAATGATCCATTATATCTGATTGATCAACACAAAGATCTGTTGGCACCGAGTATGACTAAATTTAATTTACAATATCAAAATAGATTGCGACCTTATATAATCGACGAATCAACTGGCACTAGCATACTTGACAAATTGCCAAATAATCAATTTTCATTTATTCTTGCATATAATTATTTTAATAATAAACCGTTAGATATAATAAAAATATATCTTGAAGAAATTTTTGAAAAATTACGGCCAGGTGGAACATTAGGTATGACGTTTAATAATTGCGATTACGCAAGTGCGGTGATTCGAGTAGAAAATCGGATTGCATGTTATACTCCTGGAAGAATGATAATAGAACATTCTGCTAAAATAGGATATAAAGAACACATTAAAATAGATAGCGATGAATCAATAACTTGGATAGAATTACGAAAGCCCGGGGAATCTTATAGTCTTAGAGGCGGCCAAACTTTGGCAAAAATAAATCACAAATAACTTGTAAAATCTAAATACAACCGTTATAATAAACAACAGGAGAAATATACACATGAAAGATAATCTATTAGACTTGGTAGAACACACACACGACTTGGGCTGCATCGAACTGATCAAAATCACCGGTGATGCCCATGGCACAGAAGTAGTTGGTGTTGGTACCGATCAGTCAGTGGTACTTGACGCAAAATTTGCAGTACCAGAACCCGAGTTTGTTGGCACATTTGGCATGCCCAATCTAGGTAAACTTAAAATTTTGCTGAATTTGGATGCCTACAAAGAAAACAGCACACTCACAGTTACCCACAAGGCCACAGGAGAACCTGATGGTATTGATTTTGCCAACAACTCAGGAGACTTTAAAAACAACTACAGATTTATGGCATCTGGCGTGGTAGATCAACAGGTAAAAACACCAAAATTCAGAGGTGCTACCTGGCATGTGTCATTTGTTCCTACAGTGGTTGCTGTT